AAAAAGGCGTTCCCATTTTATCTATTTTAGGATTACTTAATGATGACTTTGAAGGTGGCGACTTTTTAATGTTTGATAGTAAAAAAGTAAATCTATCTGCTGGCGATATTATTCTATTTCCTTCTAACTTTTTATATCCTCATGCCGTTACTACAGTTACAAAAGGCACAAGATATTCTTTTGTTTCTTGGGGTTTTTAAGGTATAATCTTTAAATATCATAAGACATAATTAATCGCATTGCGTCAGAGAGATGCTTGCGTCATCAACCTAGTTAGGAAAAATTATGGCTATCTTTAATAAAAACACCCTTCAACAAGTGTCGGGCTTTGATAATGAAATTATTGCAGGCGAACTTGTTTATAATCAAAAAACCTTTTGGAATTTAGCATTTAATAGTAATGGATCACCTGTTAATCTTACAGGCGCTACTATTGATGCTTCTATTATCCGCAGACAATTATCTAATATTAAAGACAGTCGTTATGGCCTAACTTTTGATATTGCCGATTACACTCCACCCCCAAGCCCTGTTTCATTAACCATTGCAAACAGAGTTGATGCTTCAGGAACTTTTACTCTTATTATTGACGAATCAACATGGTCAGTTATTTCTACTGATCCTCAATTAGATATTAACGCTGAAAACTGTGTAGGCTTTAGTGGCCGTTTAAAAATATCATTTCCATCATCAGGATCAACCCCAGCTCAAGATATGATTATCTTTTTACTATTCCTAGTTCGTTCTGATGGCGTGGTGAATTAATATGGCTAATTATTCTATTGATGTTATTGATAGCAACAACATAACAGTAGAAGTAATTCCAACTTCTGCTACTGAAATTACAATTGATCGTGGCGTTGTGGGCGCTTCAGGATCGTCAGGCTATTCAGGCTATTCAGGCTTTTCAGGATATAGCGGCATTGGCACAAGTGGGTTTAGCGGTGCTAGTGGTTATTCAGGATTTTCAGGAATTAGTGGCTGGTCAGGTGCTAGTGGTATTAGTGGCTTTTCAGGTTATAGCGGAAGTGGTGTATCAGGATTTAGTGGAGCTTCAGGTGCTAGTGGCCTATCAGGTTTTAGTGGCGCGGTTGGCGCAAGTGGAATATCGGGCTTTAGTGGCATAAGCGGATATAGCGGATCAGGCATTAGCGGTTATAGTGGCTTTTCAGGATATAGTGGCCAACAAGGCACATCAATTAATATTATTGGAACTGTTCCAACACCTGCATCTTTGCCACCAAGTGGAAATTTAAATGACGCATACATTGTAGAATCCGATGGTGATTTATATGTATGGGATGGATCAGCTTGGGTTAATGTAGGACAAATTGTAGGGCCACCTGGCGCTAGTGGTATTTCAGGATTTAGCGGTTATAGCGGTATATCAGGATTTAGCGGTCAAAGCGGCATATCAGGCTATTCAGGTTATAGCGGTCAAGTAGGTGCATCAGGCTTTAGTGGCATATCAGGTTATTCAGGCGCATCAGGTATTAGTGGCTTTAGCGGTGCTGAAGGTGTTAGCGGTTATTCAGGTATATCAGGTTGGAGCGGCATTAGCGGCTGGTCAGGATTTAGCGGCTATAGCGGTCAAGATGGTTTGTCAGGCGATAGCGGTCAATCAGGTTTTAGTGGAATAAGCGGTTATAGCGGTTATTCAGGATCAGGTATAAGTGGCTATAGTGGTTATAGTGGTATAGACGGAGCATCAGGCATTAGTGGCTATAGTGGCTATTCAGGCGATTTAGGTGAATCAGGTTATTCAGGCGAACAAGGCCCTCAAGGCCCACAAGGCATTTCAGGCTATAGTGGTATATCAGGCTATAGTGGCGAAGTAGGCGCACAAGGTTTTTCAGGCATAAGCGGATATAGTGGCGCATCAGGAATATCGGGATATAGCGGTATCAATGGTTTAAGCGGCTATTCAGGTTTAAATGGCACTTCAGGCATTAGTGGCTATAGTGGTTTTAGCGGCGAGATCGGCGCTTCAGGTATATCAGGCTTTTCAGGTTATTCAGGTGAAGTTGGCGCACAAGGATTTAGTGGCTTTAGCGGCATCAGCGGATGGTCAGGTATATCAGGTTATAGTGGTATCAATGGCTTGAGCGGTTATTCAGGTCAGGATGGTGCTTCAGGTCATTCAGGTTTAAGTGGATGGTCAGGTGAAGTAGGTGCATCAGGCATTTCAGGCTTTAGTGGTTTTAGCGGTATCAGCGGATATAGCGGAGCTAATGGTGCTAGTGGTTTAAGTGGCTATAGTGGCTATAGCGGACAAGAAGGCCCTCAAGGCACAAGCGGATTTAGCGGATTTAGTGGCGAAATCGGTGCGTCAGGCATATCAGGTTTTAGCGGATTCAGCGGAATTAGTGGTTATAGCGGCCAAGTAGGGGCTAGTGGCTTTAGTGGCTTCAGCGGATATAGCGGTGAAATTGGTGCATCAGGTATTAGCGGCTTCAGCGGATTTAGTGGCGAAGTAGGTGCGTCAGGTATAAGTGGCTTCAGCGGTTTTAGCGGTATTAGCGGCTATAGTGGCGCGACAGGCGCTAGTGGCATTAGCGGCTATAGTGGCTATTCAGGTGCTACAGGCGCGGCTGGTCAATCATCAAGTTTTTTTGAGTATCATGCTCACACAGGTGCAACTTCAGGCTATCCAGGCGATGGTGCGGTTATTTGGAACAATGCAACTCAAGTTAGCGCTACTCAAATTAATGTTAGTCATCTTACTGACAGTAATGTTGATATTGATATTTTCTTATCTAGCTTGCAACCAAGTGAAACTTTTGTTCTGCAAGATAGAACCGCAAGTGCAAATAATCAATATTGGTTAATTACAGGTGCTACAACAAATATTAATGGCGGAACTGCTACTAGCTATTGGACTATTCCTGTAAGTTTAATTTCATCCGAAGGAACTGGCACTACAAACTTTGCAAACAATCACAATTTATTTTTAGCAATTGTTAATGGTGTTTCAGGTTATAGTGGCTATAGCGGTTATAGTGGTTTTAGCGGGGCAGTTGGCGCTTCAGGCTTTAGTGGCATTAGCGGTTATAGTGGTCAAGATGGTGCTTCAGGCATAAGTGGCTTTTCAGGCTATAGCGGTTATTCAGGTGAAGTAGGAGCTACTGGAGCATCAGGTTTTAGTGGGGCATCAGGTATAAGCGGATGGAGTGGTGCGGTTGGCGCTTCAGGCTTTAGCGGTTATAGTGGTGCTATCGGTGCTGAAGGTATAAGCGGATATTCGGGCTATAGCGGTTTTTCAGGCGAAGTAGGCGCGTCAGGATTGTCAGGCTTTAGTGGGGCATCAGGCATTAGCGGATGGAGTGGTGCGGTTGGTCAATCAGGATTTAGCGGTTATAGCGGTGCTATTGGAGCTGAAGGCATAAGCGGATATTCGGGCTTTAGTGGTTATAGCGGTGAACAAGGCGAATCAGGCTATAGCGGCATCAATGGTGCGTCAGGCATCAGCGGATTCAGCGGTGCTAATGGTGCATCAGGTGATTCAGGCTTTAGCGGCTATAGCGGATCAGGTGTAAGTGGCTTTAGTGGCTGGAGCGGTGAAGTAGGAACTCCAGGTGCTAGCGGTTATTCAGGATTTAGTGGTCAAGATGGCTCTCAAGGCTTGTCAGGCTTTAGTGGTATCAACGGATTTTCAGGTATATCAGGCTTTAGCGGTGCTACAGGTGAATCAGGCTTTAGTGGTTTTTCAGGATTTAGTGGAGCTGCAACTGGCGTAACATTAGGTGCTTGGTCAATTGGCAATTCAGGAACTAAAATGTATTTTGCATTTAGCGGTGTAAATAAATTTAGTTTAGATTCATCAGGTAACTTTGTGGCAATTGCCAATGTAACGGCTTATGGCACATTAACTTAAAAGGATAATAATGGATAAGACAAAACAAGATGCTTTAGCTTATGCTAAACAGTATGACGATCAATTATATAGATATTTATTATCTAACAATTATGAGCGAGCGGTTTTTCTAAAAGGCGATCCTGTATTGCCTAGAGAAGCCACTCGTTATCTATGGGCTAACCGCAATTTATTAGGCAAGAACATTCTTGAAATAGGTTGCTCTACAGGTTACGGCTCTCAATTCCTTCCCAATGATTTAAACTATATAGGATTAGATTACGATCCTATTATTATTGATGTTGCCCGCGAACAGGAATGGGGCTTAAACACATCTTTTACAAACGCTGATATAAATACCTATCCTTTAGCTCAATACGACACCATAATTGCTTTTGAATTGATTGAACATATTGATAATGGATTAGAGATAGCACAAAAACTTAAACAACATTGCAAACGACTTCTTTTAACCACTCCGCATAATGAGCCTAAAGGTTTTTGGGGCGAGCATCATAAACTTCATGGCCTAAATGAATCACACTTTCCCGACTTTCAATTTAATTATATTAATGAGCATGGTTATATTACAGAAAAACCACAAGAAATTAATGATAAGAATAGATGCAACCTTATGATTATGAGGTGGGATCGTGGATAAAGTTTTATGCTCTATAGCAACAAGAGGTCGTTATCAAACTACTTTACCTTTAGCTCTTAACGCTATAATTAATCAGACAAAATTGCCTGATAAACTTGTTATATTTGATGACAATGATGAGCCTGAAGATGTCCGCAATAATAATATTTATCAACATTTATTTAGCATTATGAATTATAAAGGCATTAAATGGGAATGGGTATATGCGGCTAAAAAAGGCCAACACCATATTCATCAAATGGCAAATCGCATGGGGTATGATTGGGTGTGGCGAGTGGATGATGATGCAATACCCGAACCGAATGTATTAGCGGAATTATATTCTTGGATTGATAAAGATGTTGGCGCTATAGGCGGAGCTATATTAACTTTGCCAATCAATCCTGATACATCTAAAAACACAGGCAAAATAGAAGATATTGATAAAGAGCCTAATATACAATGGGCAGAAATAAAGAAGCTTAAAGAAGTTGAGCATCTTCATTGTTCTTTTCTTTATCGCGCTGGGGTGCATGATTACAATCTAGGTCTTTCAAGAGTAGCTCACCGAGAAGAAACTTTATTTACTTATGGATTGCATTTAAAAGGATATACAATTTTAGCAGCTCCACATGCAAATACTTGGCATCTTAAAAATCCACAAGGCGGAATTAGATCAGAAACTAATGAGCAATTATATAAACATGATGAATTAATATTTAGAAATACTTTAGTTTATAAAGACAAAAAGATTGTAGTTTTAAATGTAGGAATGGGTGATCATATTGTATTTAAGCGTGTAATGGCTGACATTACAAACGCTGAAGTGTTTACTTGTTATCCTGAAATAGTTCCTGGAAGGCCAATATCTGAAGCTATGTCTTTATTTGGTGATATAGATCAATGGAGTATTTATAAAAAGATGGCCGAATGGAAATGGACTGATAGCTTGGAAAGCGCATTTAGAAAGTTATATTTATGATAATTATTAGCCCTTATTCTAAAGCTTTAAGAAATGGAAAGACTAATCCTAAAAACTATCCTTACTGGAAGGAACTTATTAGACTGATTGATGAGCCAATAGTTCAAGTAGGTATTGATGGTGAAGAACAATTAGTTGATGACTTTAGAAAAAATTTATCACTAGATGAGCTTGGAAGCCTTGTTGATCAATGCAAAACATGGATAAGTTGCGATTCTTTTTTTCAACATTTTTGTTGGGACAGACAAAAATATGGTATAGTTCTATGGTCTGTTTCTGATCCTCTAATATTTGGGCATCCTGAAAATATTAATCTTCTAAAGGAT